CGAGGGAGCTGATCGAGGAGTGTAATGATTTCCCGAGCGGTACTAACGACGACTTGGTAGACTCTACCACTCTGGCATTGATGCGATTTCGCCAAGGTGGGTTCATACGGTTGCCGAGTGACGAGCCCGAAGAACCGAAATTTTTCAAACGCCGCAAATATGCGGGGTATTACTGAGAAGGGGTTTAAATGGCCATCGATAAAGCACTGTATGAAGCCCCCGCGGGGCTGGCTGTTTTTGCGGAGCCGGAAGTTGAGGTCGAGATCGAAGTCGATGTCGGTGAGCCTGAAGAGCTGACGCCGGAGGAAGAAGCAAAGTTCGAGGCTAACATCGCGGAGGAGATGGACGAGAGCCAGCTGCAGAGCCTAGCCTCCGAGTTGAATTCGCTGTTCGACCAAGACTCACAGAGCCGCAAAGACTGGCTCGACACCTACATCAAGGGCTTGAAGCTCTTGGGTATCAAGATTGAAGAGCGCACCGAGCCGTGGGCCGGTGCCTGCGGCGTATTCCATCCGATGCTGATGGAGAGTGCGGTCAAGTTCCAGTCCGAGACCATCATGGAGACGTTCCCCGCTGCGGGCCCCGTCAAGACCGTGATCATCGGCAAGGACACGAAGGAGAAAGAAGACGCCGCCGTGCGCGTGAAGGAGGACATGAACTACCAGCTGACCGAGAAGATGCCGGAGTTCAGACCTGAGCATGAGCGGGCGCTCTTCGCGCTGGCGCTGGCGGGTAACTCGTTCAAGAAGGTGTACTTCGACCCGAACCTCAACCGGCAGGCATCGATGTATGTGCCGACCGAAGACATTGTGGTGCCGTACGGAGCCACGACGCTGGAGGGTGCCGAGCGCGTCTCGCACCGGATGCGTAAGACCAAGAACGACCTTCGCAAGCTGCAGGTGGCCGGGTTCTACCGGGACGTTGAGCTGGGTGACCCCGTGCGTACGCTGGACGACGTGGAGAAACAGAAGGCGCAGGAGCAGGGCTTCAGCGCGACCACGGACAACCGGTACCAGATCATCGAGATGCACTTGGACTTTGACCTGCGGGACGCACACTACTCCGACAAGTTCACCGATGACAACGGCGTCGCTGTGCCGTACGTGATGACGTACGATAAAGGCACCAACACGGTCCTCGCCATTCGCCGCAACTGGGACCCGGCAGACGACACCAAGAAACGCCGCCAGCACTTCGTACACTATGGCTACATCCCGGGCTTTGGCTTCTACTGCTTCGGTTTGATCCACCTGATCGGCGGTCATGCACATGCTGCCACGTCACTGCTGCGTCAGTTGGTGGATGCGGGCTCGCTGGCGAACCTGCCGGGTGGCTTCAAGACTCGCGGACTGCGTGTAAAGGGGGACGACACACCGATCGCCCCGGGTGAGTTCCGCGATGTTGACGTACCCAGTGGCACGATCCGGGACAACCTGCTGCCGCTGCCGTACAAGGAGCCCAGCCAGACCCTCGTGCAGTTGATGGACAAGATTGTGATCGATGCGCAGCGGTTCGCCGCTACCGCAGATATGAAAGTCTCCGACATGTCCGCCAATTCACCGGTGGGCACAACGCTGGCGATTCTCGAGCGGATGCTGAAGGTGATGAGCGCGGTTCAAGCCCGGGTTCACTACGCCATGAAGCAGGAGTTCAAGCTGCTGCGTGACATCATCCGCGACAACACCCCGGATGAGTACGGCTACGAGCCGGAGACCGGCGACCGCAAGGCCAAGAAGTCCGACTATGACATGGTGGACGTGATCCCCGTGTCCGACCCGAACGCTGCGACGATGAGCCAGAAGGTCGTGCAGTACCAAGCCGTGATGCAGCTGGCGGCGCAGGCTCCGCAGATTTATGACCAGAAGGTCTTGCACCGTCAGATGATCGAGGTGCTGGGGGTCAAGAACGCAGCCAAGCTGGTGCCAACGGACGACGACATGAAGCCTGTCGATCCGGTCTCGGAGAATATGGCGATCATCAATGCCAAGCCGGTCAAAGCGTTCATGTATCAGGACCACGAGGCGCACATCGCCGTGCATATGGCGGCTATTCAGGACCCGAAGATTGCTGCGATGGTGGGTCAGAGCCCGATGGCACAGGCCGTTATGGCCGCAGCTGCAGCACACATCTCCGAGCACGTTGCGTTCCAGTACCGCCGCGAGATCGAGAAACAACTCGGCAGTGCCCTGCCGCACCCCGAAGAGCAGCTGCCGGAGGAGTTGGAGGTGCGTCTGTCCCAGCTCACCGCACAGGCCGCGTCGCGTCTCTTGCAGAAAGACCAAGCCGAAGCCGCAGCACAGCAAGCCGCGCAGCAGGCGCAAGACCCGCTCATCCAGATGCAGCAGAAGGAGCTGGAGATCAAGGCGAAAGAGGTCGAGATCAAAGAGAAGAAGATGGCCATAGACGCCGCTGCCAAGGCCGACGAGCTCCGCCTGAAAGAGAAAGATCAGGCTATTCGCGCAGCTTCCGAGGCCGACAAAGGCCGACGCGAAGAGTTGCTGACCGGTGTGAAGATTGGTGCCGACCTGCAGAAGACCCGTATGCAGGCGCAGAAGCAGCAGGACAAACCGAAGAAAAAGGACTGATAAATGGATGGACTCACGCTGTTGCTGGCCAAGAACGCCGAGGACCGCAACGCGCAGATCGAGTTCCTGTTGGCGGGTAGCGCCAAGGACTACGCAGATTACAAACACATTTGCGGGGTGATTCGAGGGCTGAATCTCGCAGATGAACATATCAATGCCCTTGCAGAAAGGATGCGGAAACAAGATGACGATGACGGCGCTTGAACAAAAATGGGAGGCCGAGAAGGATGAAGCCGCCCGCAAAGCCAAGCAGTTGCCTGACCCGTCGGGGTATCACATTCTGTGTGCTATCCCGGACATCGAGCAGAAGTACGACAGTGGGATTCTCAAGGCTGATCTCACCATGCAGCACGAGGAGATTCTGACCACGGTGCTGTTTGTAGTGAAGCTGGGCCCGGAGGCGTACAAGGACCACAAAAAGTTTCCATTTGGTCCGTGGTGCAAAGAAGGTGACTTTGTGATTGTCCGGTCAAACACCGGCACTCGCTTGGACATCCACGGCAAAGAGTTCCGCATCATCAACGACGATACGGTGGAAGCGGTGGTCGAAGACCCTCGCGGAATCCGTCGCAAATAAGGAGTAGCACATGAACCTACCCGCGTTCAAGTTCCCGGACGAAGTGGACGGCAAGAAAGACGAAGCGGGCGAAAAGCCCGACGAAATCGAGATTGAGGTTGTAGACGACACGCCGCCGGAAGACAAAGGCCGCGAGCCGCTGCCGAAGGAGATCGTCAAAGAACTGGAGGAGGATGACCTCGAGGAGTACTCCGAGAAGGTCAAGAAGCGCCTCTCCCAGATGAAGAAGGTCTGGCACGATGAGCGCCGGGAGAAAGAAGCCGCCCGCCGCGAGGCGGAAGAGGCGTTCCGGTTGGCTCAAGTTCGTGATGCCGAGATCAAGCAGCTGCGCCAGAAGGTCGGTGACGGCGAGAAAGTGTTCAGCGAGGAGATGACCAAGGCGGTGTCCGCTGAAGTTACTTCCGCCAAACAGCGCTTGACGCAGGCGTACGAGGAAGGTGATCCGGTCAAAATTGCCGATGCGCAGGAGGCTCTGACCGACGCCAAGATCAAGTTGAAGGAGGTGCAGTACCGCAAACCCTCTTTACAAACGGAAACGGAAGGTGTAGAACAGCAACAACAGGTCCATGAATCCCAGCCTGTGTACGACCAAAAAGCTTTGGCTTGGAAGGCGAAAAACACATGGTTTGGGGTTGATGAGGAGATGACTAGCCTCGCTTATGGCCTGCACCAGAAACTAGTCCGGCAGGGTGTCGATCCACGATCAGACGACTATTACCGCCGAGTGGACGAGGCAATGCGAAAGCGTTTCCCGGAGAACTTTGAGGGCGAAGAGTCCGACGACGAAACCCCGGAACAGCCTCAGAAATCGAAGGCTGAAAAGCCTCGCAAACCAGCTACTGTGGTAGCTCCGGCAACGCGTAGCACCGCGCCAAACAAAGTGCGATTGACGCAGACGCAGGTGGCACTGGCCAAGAAGTTTGGTCTGACCCCCGAGCAGTATGCGAAAGAACTGATTAAACTGGAGAACCAGAATGGCTGATACTCGTACCCCTCGTGAGATGGAAAACCGTGAGCTTGCCAAGCGTAAGCAGGCATGGGTTCCCCCTCAAACGCTCCCCTCACCGAAGGAACAACCCGGTTGGGAGTTTCGTTGGATTCGGACTAGCTTGATGGGTCAGATTGACCCCACGAATACGTCCGCAAAGTTTCGAGAAGGCTGGGTGCCGGTGAAAGCCGAAGATCACCCGGAAATCATGATGATCGCTGACCCGAATGGCCGGTTCCCCGGCGGTATCGAGATCGGTGGTCTGGTGTTGTGCAAAGCCCCGTCTGAGATGGTGCAGGCCCGGAACGATTGGTTCCAAAACCAAGCCCAAGCGCAGACCGAAGCTGTGGACAACAACTTCATGAGAGCCAGCGATGCCCGGATGCCGCTCTTTGCGGAGAAGCGCTCGGGTGTGTCGTTCGGCAAAGGAACCAAATAACCCAATTTTTAGGAGTATAAACAATGGCTTACCCCACGATTGACAAGCCGTACGGCTTGAAGCCGATCAATCTGATCGGCGGGCAGGTGTACGCCGGTTCGACCCGTCTGATGGCTATCGCCAGCGGCGAAGGCACCTCCATTTACTTTGGTGATGCCGTCAAGCTGAGCGGTGGCTACATCACCCGCGATCCGGCTGATTCTGCAATGACCCCTGTTGGCGTGTTCGTTGGCTGCACCTACACCAACCCCACCACCAACCAGAAGGTGTTCAGTCAGTACTACCCGGCTGCTACCGTTGCTTCGGACATCCAAGCATATGTGGTCGATGACTACGATGCGCTGTTCAAGGTTGCTGTCGTTTCCGGAACCACCGTTGTCAGTGGCGTTACGCAAACTGCAGTCGGCTTCAACGCCGCCTTGCAAGACAACACCGGTTCGACCTTCACGGGCGATTCGGCGGTTGCGCTTTTGGTCAGCAGCGTGGCCACGACCAACACCCTGCCGGTCCGCATCGTTGATGTCGTTCCGGATACCCGCAACTCGCTGGGTTCGTATACCGAAGTGATCGTGAAGTGGAACTTCGGAATGCACCAGTATCAGAACGCCACTGGCGCGTAAGGAGACTGAATCATGGCTATTTCTCGTTCCCAACTACTCAAGGAACTTCTGCCGGGTCTCAATGCGCTGTTCGGCATGGAATACTCGCGCTACGGCGAAGAGCACAAGGAGATTTTCGAGACCGAAACCTCCGAGCGTTCCTTCGAGGAAGAAACGAAGCTGTCGGGCTTCAGCGCCGCTCCCGTGAAAAACGAGGGCAACGCGATTGCGTATGACAATGCGCAGGAAGCTTGGACCGCCCGTTACAACCACGAAACCATCGCACTGGGTTTTGCGATCACCGAAGAGGCGGTCGAGGACAACCTGTACGATTCGCTGTCCAGCCGCTACACCAAGGCTCTGGCTCGCGCTATGGCCTACACCAAACAGGTGAAAGCTGCCTCGGTGCTGAACAACGCATTCGCGGCAAGCGGCTACAACGGCGGCGACGGCAAATCGCTGTGCAACACGGCGCATCCGCTGGTTTCCGGTGGCACCAACAGCAACACGTTCACGACCCAAGCCGACCTGAATGAGACTTCGCTGGAAGCAGCGGTAATTCAGATTGCTGGCTGGACCGACGAGCGCAGCCTGCTGATCGCTGCCAAGCCCCGCAAGCTTGTGGTTCCGGTCAACCTGATGTTCGTTGCGACCCGCCTGCTCCAAACCGAGCTGCGTGTTGGTACCAACAACAACGACATCAACGCGATCAAGAACAACGGCTCGATCCCGGAAGGCTTCACGGTCAATCACTACCTGACCGACACCAATGGCTGGTTCCTGACCACGGACGTGCCGAACGGCCTGAAACACTTCGTTCGCGCCCCGCTGTCGAACAGCATGGACGGTGACTTTGACACGGGCAACGTCCGTTACAAGTCCCGTGAGCGTTACAGCTTCGGCTGGTCTGATCCGCTGGGCATCTTCGGCTCGAGCGGCGCTTAACTGCCGTATGTAGTATTGGGAAGGGCTCCTCCGGGAGCCCTTTTCTTTTTGTGAGGCATCTGCTATAAAGAGGCTGTTCTGGGGTTTCTACCCGTACCGACTGACCCAGCAGACTTTGTAGAGACGATACGGGGATGTGCTACAACACGAAAGGATTCACATGGCTATTACCACTTTTGACGGCCCGATTCGCTCGCTTGGCGGTGTTTTCCAACAAGGACCGGGTTCTGTTATCGCAATCACTGCCAGCACGACCCTGAACCCCACCGCCCACGCGGGCCGGATTCTCACGGTTGGCGGAACCCTTGCGGCTGATGTTACGCTGACGCTGCCGACCATCAATGCTTCGGCAGACCCGACCTCTTCGGGCCCCGGCGCTGACCCGAACACTCTGAACAACGAAGGTGTGGTTTACACCATCTGGGTTCCGACCACGATCGCCACCAGCAGCCTGAAGATCGGCACGGACGGCACGGACAAGTTCATCGGCACGATTCTCGGCGTTGATACCGACTCGACCAATGCGCTGGTTGCCTACACCGCTGGCGCTTCGGATGACTTCATCAACTTCAACGGTGGCACTACCGGTGGCGTTGCGGGTTCGTGGGTGCAGATCGTTGCGACTGCTGCACTGAAGTACATGGTCAACGGTGTTGCTCTGGGTTCCGGCGTCGTCGCTACTCCGTTCGCTACGTCCTAATAGGAGGGCGCTGTGAGGCCAATTCGAGTAACAGTAAGCTCGGCCACCACATCTGCGGTACTCCCGCTTGATCAGTATATTTCGCCGTTCAACATCGGGTTGGGCGTCAGCCTCAGTGCTGGCGCTTCCCTGACCTATACGGTGCAGCATACGTTCGATGACGTGTGGGCGGCTGGTTTTGATCCGGCCACGGCAAACTGGTTCAATCACGCGACGATGGCGAGCAAAACCACGTCGTTTGACGGCAACTACGCATACCCCGTGACCGCGATTCGACTCAATGTGACCGTCTACACCAGCGGGACTGCAACCCTGACTGCTGTGCAGGCGGGCATCAATAACGGCTAGAGGTGAGCATGAATCTGAATCCCAGAGAGCTTCAGAAATTCTACGATCTGTGGGCTCCGATGCTTCAGGCTTTGCCTGCGGTTATTGAAGCTGCAGACCGTGAAGAAGAACTGAAACGCGGCGTCGCAACCCTTGAACGGCAGCTGCAAACTGTCCAACAGCAGATCGCTGATGAAGAGGCGCGGATCGAGCCGGTTCGCAAGACGGTCTCGGAGAACATCCAGAACCTGAAGGCGAGTCA